CGAGTGACTGATGACGTTGTGATGTCAGACATGATAGACACCCTGGGAACCCCAGGTAGTCTATTGTGCATCTACACATAGAACTCCACTCAATAGTGGCGAGTATCTGTGAGCACGATGATATTCAGCGACCAATCCGATGGTCGTTAAAGAGTGGGAGATCGTCATTCAGATGAATGACCTACTCAACCAGCTTAAACCAGGTCGTCTTTGCGTAAAGAGACCTCACATGGTTATAGCAACCCCAAGTTTTTGGGGCGGTTCGAGTAGTTTCCATGAGACGCGGTAGTCGAAGGGACGGAAGTCCCTTCTCAACCATCTCGTAGAAAGTTTTCTCCAATCGGCATTGCTTGAAATGCATCACATCACCTTCGTTGAAAGGGATGGATTCATCAAGCTGTATTGCATCTACCTCCATCGGTGGGATCCCATCGAAGGTTAGGGCAATCTCTTGGTCAATTGTAAACCGATCGATCAACTCGTCCAGGTTTTCTGGTACGTGAAGCTCGAAAGGATTTGACTTAAGAGGTTGAAGCGATGCAGTGTCAAAATCACTGATGCACATTTGTTCATCAATGAACGCTAGTACGGCGTTCATCCTGGCCAGTATTGGTGCAGGGCGATATGACACAATTTCAGCGTTCTTTGTGAAAATTTCGTTGAAAGCAGCCCCTCGTGCGAGGGCCTTTAACACGTCTTTTTCACATTGAAAACCGCTTTGTTTTATTACTGAATTATGGATTCTCCTACCGGAAAAGTAGGATGGTTCGTCACGTATCCGAACGGTACGCGGCGCTGGGATGTCTAGCACTTCACATGCTGGACCCCAGTCCATTTCAGTAATCATGTCAGATAAGATTGAAGGGAACGAGTGGCCGTGAGAGGCTCTCTGGACCGAATTAAGAGAAGTAAGCATATGCTTCAACTTCCTAATTGCTGTGTCTCCAACCTTATCTTGATTCGAAACCACGTAGAGGACCGATCGAGTAAAATAACCCGATTGCTCAACATGGCTTCGTATGTCATCAAGATCTACTCCAAGCCCTAGTCCACCCAATGCTTTTGGGAGGTACATATGATGTAAGTTTACTCCTGTTGGTAATTTCTTCCAATAGTTGTGAACAAACACACGCACTACGGTGAGTTTCCACTCACGCGTACGGCGGGGCGAGGTTAGATAAGATAACTTCTCAGACATGGCGATTCCTTTCCCTATGGCAGGGTTGGAATCTTGATCTGGGTCACGCGTTCGGTGGCACAGAACCAATAATCTGAGTTTAATTGAATCAATGACAAGTGACTCTTCGTATGAAGAGGCATGAGGATAGGCAGATGAAACCATACGTTTGTGTGGTTTGATGATCACCTCCTCACATAGCCTGACAATACTGCCACGGCCATGCTTATCAGTTGATAATATACTTCCCCATGCTTTGTGATTCTCGGTGATCTTACTAAGGTAAGAATCAGGGCCGTAGGCAGCGTGATCGTCACCAACGACCACGGCACAGCGCCAAGATACAACAAAGATGGGAAATCTTTCTATATCTTTATGAACTCCAGACCAACCGCCCATTGCGGGGACTCCCGACTCGACACAATAGTCGTAGAAGGCGAGCTCTTCGGCTGCGAGGTTCAAAAGAGTAAGAATACCTTTTGCTAACGGCTCACCCATCATGATACCTCGATTTGAGGTCCATGTGAGTTTCCCATAGGTGAATTGCCTAGGGGAACACCCAATTAGCAATGCTAATTTGGCGTAACCGTTATCGAAGGGGCTACCTTCAATTTTGTTTGGAACAAGTCTAGAACTTGTTCGAGGGGTGCTTCCAGAAGCAACCTCCTCAGGATTAACAACGTAATCCTCCCAATGCTGGGGAACATATTTTAGACCTCCAATCAATCTAGCTTTCTCTAATAACGGTCCCAACAACGCGTACGCGGTTTCATGTGGGATAGCATCCGTTGCTTCAGCCAAGTCTGAAGACAAAAGAGAATAACTAGACCAGTCATCAGAATACCTAAGGTTCCCTAGGCGACTGATGTACTGTCTTGCTTGATCATCATTAGTCAACCCATCCTTTGCGAATGGGTGAACTGAAAGTGTTTCCCGTAGGAAGTGACCTAACGGTTGCTGAAGGACTATAGACCACCATTTGGTAATGGTTACAGTCCTCGCTTTCAGTCCCGTTTCTGGGCAAATGATTACACGAGACGGAATTGGTGGAAACTCCGGGTTCAGTTCGAACTCGTCGTTGAAAATTCCCCATTCCTTAGCCTTTAACAATGCTATAGCAAAGATTTGAGACCCAAGTGCCTCATCACAACCCCATCTGCGATCAAGAAGGATGAATCCCTCCCCGTACGAGGAGACGACTTCACCGAACTTGGCGTTTGGGGGTGCGATCACTGGATTTGGCCTGCACCACGTTCTCCAACGTGGTACACCAGCGATATCTTTTAACTGTAGATCAAAAGGCAGATTCATGATTTTGTTCTCTGTTGGTACTGATTCCAGCAGAGTGCTTACATCTTCATGAATCTTGGCGGCTCTGCCACCTTTAGCAGACGGTATATCAATATCGCCAGAACTGGCGAGAGAGATATGACCAGCTGAATAGGGCCAAACGGACCCATTCAATCTGCTTATATAGTCAG